CAGGTAAGACCCAGAGGTGGCCCCAAAGAACTTAACATCATAACCTGTATCGTCTACGCCTACCGTGATCGTTCCGTCTGCTTGTGTTGCGCCATCAATATCAACGATATCGAGGTTACTAGTCCCGTCAACATCGATATCACCACCAACAGTTAAATCATCAGTAACCGTTAAATCGTCTTGTACTTTGAGATCTACAACATTAAGGCTGGCAAAAGCATCAACTACTGCTGCGCCAGAACCTGCCCCATCTAAGTAAACAGCCTTCACATCACCTGGAGGTATCGTGATATTAGCGCCAGAGCCTTGGGAAATAATGATATTTTGAGAACCACTTGTTCCGTTCTCAATAAACTGCATTCTATTTACAGTGTTAGGAGCAATGGTGATCGTACAAGCTGAGTCTAGTGTGCCTGTATATTTAACAAACATGGCTCGAACGGGGTCAGTGGCACCGTCGGCGACCGTGGAGGTATGCGTATCCGCGTTTGTGGTTATACCCTCAGTCCCATAACCGAGTGCTTCGCCTATTAACTCTAAGTTTGTGTTGGTTGTTGTACCCCACGTTCCACTACCATCTCCGGTAGCCATTTCGTTAAGTCTTAAATCATTTACATAGGTACTTGCCATTATGCTACCTCTTTCCAATCAGGAGTTTGTGATATTGATATAGATGTCCAGCTTGGTGTCTGGTCAGTGTCAACCATACTCCAGACCAATACATTAGTTGTAAAAACCTCGACTTCGTTACCTGTAACAGATACGCCTGCTTTTGCATCAACAGTAACTGAACTAGTCGATAAGGTAGACGCATCACTAGTAACGTCAATTGTATTGTTCGTTTCGAGAGAAATGCTGCCAAGCGATAAAGTAAGGGCGGGACTAGTGGCTGAGACAACAGCAGTACCTGTAACAGTAACCGAGTTAGTGCTTGCGGTAACTGAATTTCCGGTAACTGGGCAGATACAGGCATTAGCTGAAACAGTGACTGTTCCAACAGAGGCTGTTGAGCCAGATATCGCTTCTTCTGCATTACCCCAAGTGCTTTCGCCCCAAGAAATATTGCTTGAAGACCACCCTTGATATGCAACTTTTGCATTTTGAGCCACATTTAACTCTTAGGCGATTCTAATAATCGCATTACTGGCATCTGCTGCCGGAAATGAAACTGTAAAATCACCTGCCGTTGAAGTTTTATCGCCGCCAAAAGCAAGGACAACTACTGCTCTGTTTGCTGAACCTGCTGTCGTGCTTGAATTATAAATTAATGCGCCATTTGCAGTGACTGTAGCCGAAGACCACGTTGTATCTGCAAAATCTGTAAGCGCAGTCGTTCCTGAAGCTGAAGGATCAACATTTGTAAGGGTATTTCCTCCTGCTGTATAATTTGTTCCAGAAGTCTCATTTGTGGTTGCGTAGGCAGTAGTCGATGCAGCTAAAGTAGCACTTGAGGTATAAAGAGCTATTTTAAACGTATTGCCTGTACCTGTTGTAGTTGTAGTTCCTCCACCAGACCCATTATGAAAATTATGAATACCTTGGAGCAGCTCACTCTTAAAACTTGTTGCTACTGCTTGTGTAATTGCCATCAGATTTTCCTCAAAATATCCGCCATATCATTATGGCCTTGTTGTGTTAAAAGACTTGATAATGTAGTTCTATCGCTCTGAATTGCGTCATTGCAGGCTTTTACAATCACATGAAAAAGTCTGTTTTTAAATGCTTCTGCTTGCTCTCTAACTGCTGGATCAGCACTTTCTGCAATAGAAACAATTTTTCCTACTGATCTTTTTGCAATTTCTTCTGAAGTAAAACCTCGATGCTCCGTTGTGTGAACTTCACAAATACCAGGTTCTACTATTGAATTTAATCCTAACATTATATTTTACGCGCCCTTACAGCTCCACTTCTGTAATTATCTGTCGTGCTATAACCTTCACCTAAAGACTTCAGTTGCATTAAAGCATCATCATATTGCTTTTGATAAACCGCGAACATATCTTGTTCACCCTTCATAAAGGTATAACCTTCAACAAGACATCCGTAAAGCAATGCTGTTTCTGCATTATCGCCTAACCAGCTTGTTCCATCTGCTGAAGCAGTAATAGATATAGGTTTGTAAAAATAATGAAGCTCAACCGCATAATTGCTATCAGGTGTTGGGCCAACAATAAAACTACTGTTGTTAAAAATACCGTAATACTTTGGCGTTGCAGTTGTCGATGAGACTGGATACGCCTCTCGGACAAAATTAACGTCCTTAAAAAGTAAATATTCATAGCCACTATTATCGAGAGCTAAAGAATACGGAGCCATAAAATCGGTTGGGGTATTTAGATAAGCATTTCCGCTGGTCATTGTGCCTGTGCTGTTCTTCCTGAAATTAGGTAACTGAACAGATTTAAGTATTCTATTTTCAGCTTGAATAATAATAGTAGAAAGATCATTAACAAAAGTTGTTTCTGTATTTTGTAAATAATCCTGAATGGTGCTTTTCAGCGTTGTTAGTGTCCAAGCCATTAGTTTGTACTCACTGTAACTTTGCCAGCTACTGCCGTAATATCTAATCCAACGGTTCTGCTGCCTAATGCTGAGTTTCCGCCACCTACAGGGTCAAAAGCAAAAAGTTTTCTGCTTTCTGCTAATGCTTGATCGGGTCTTGGGTTTCTCAAAGCCTGTGGATCTAAGGTTCTTACCTTACCTAATTGCAATTGAGGCTGGTCTTCATCGACCATATCACGACCTACCAGTAACCCATTGGGTCTGCCATTTTCAATCTGAGGCACTAAATCCTTGAGTGCATAACGAAATCCTGTTCGATCACAGAATCCAAATGCTTTTTTTCCTGCTGCGTAACTGCTCATAATCGACTATATCCGCCAGGAACCATGTAAAACGAGGATTTATCTCTGTCAGCATCTGCTGCTAAATCCCATTGCTCATCATAAATTTGCTTCAATAATGGCGCTCTTTCAGAAGCTTCAGGTCGCTTTATGCTAATGTAATAAGCCAGACCAGCAGCCATACAAGGCATAAATCGAGCAGGAATATCCGCATTGTTAGAAGCCGGACTCCCCGTATCTTCTACTCGCTGTATATAGTAATAGTTGATTTTATAAGTTTCTGCGTCATCAGGCACAGGCCACACATTTAACGCTATAGCACCTGGGTCTTTTTCGACCCAATATTGAATAGGACGGCCTTGAGTGAGCTTATTAGTCAAATGTGAATACTGGCTAATTGAAATGCGACTCATAGTTAGATCGCTTTGCTTATCAACATCTCCATCATTAGTCCTTAATGAAGCCTCAATTACATCTAATTGGTCGCTAGACAGAGCATAACGCCCAGTACCCGCTGTAAGCGCCTGAGAGCCTTCCTGTACAGACCAAAGGTTTAACCCCTTGTTCTGCCATTCAAGAAACATTAAATCCAAGCTACGCCTTGCTGTGCGGTAATCATAGCCACTGCGCAACTCTAAGCCAGCCCGTTCATAGGCTTCTTCAAGAATATCGCTTAAATCAAGATTAAACGCATAAGTACCACTAGTAGCCATTTATTTCAGTCTCCTTACTTCTTTTTAGCTGTTTTTTTCTTAGCTACTTTTTTAGAAGCGGTTTTTTTCTTCAGCACTACTTTCTTTTCTAGCTTAGGCTCTGGCTTAGGAACAGCCTTAACTGGACTAAGCTCTTTTAGCTTTACCTTGGCTTCTTTTTCAGTCATTGCATCAAAAACAACGACATCATATTCACCATCAGAATTTTTAGAGCCTATCTGATAAATAGGATTACCCATTGTATCTGGGTGCATTGAAGTACCATTTTGAAATATTTCTAGCTTTGCCACAATGATCTCCTATGCGTAATTTTTATTCATCGTTAGAGTAACCGTATAAGCATCACCAGAGCCATGACCTACTGTAGTCAACATAATGTCTCCGGTTTTACCTGAACCTGAATTATTTTTTAGTCCACCATCACCAAAATCCAGCGTATCTGCATAATCCGCAGGCAAATGAAGTGCTAAAACATCTGTGGAAGCATCCCAAAGAAGTTTCACGCTCATACCAAAATTTGAGAATGTAAGCGATTGAATGGTCACTCCATCACAGGCAGCACCCGTCATCGGGTCTGACTCTAAAGCAGAAACATCAACCTTTTTTACCGCAGCCTCACCAGTTCCATCACTCACATTGGTAAAGCTCATCACAACCTGACGAGCGCCGTCTTGAATCGTTTGACTTGTAACTACATCAGCCATTTCTATCTCCTTAAATAGTCAGATGGAGCCGAAGCTCCATCCAACTAACAATTAACTACTCAAACGGTGTAGCCAATGTACCATCACCATGAAGAAATGCCTCACAATGCCAAACCGCTGCACTGGTCGCTACCAATCTAATTACACCACCTACAAGCCAACCCTGCGCTGCCGAACCCAAATCAATGGTATCGTCATTGCTGGCATCTGGAATGAAGGTGTTGTTGTCAGTAGCAGTTGCAGGATCAAAAAGCGTTGCAAAACCAGAAAACAAATCACTGGTATTGTCCGTATTGATCTGCCCTGCGCCTGTAAAGGTGGTTCCAACGATAAACGTGTAACTAAGCCCTGCTGCCGCAGTTGGAAGAGTAACCACGATTCCTGCGGCTCGGTTCAACGTATAAACCGTACCTGAATCAGTGGACTCAACGCTCTTGGTCGCAGCAGTAATGCTGCTTACGTTAGCATAAGAGGAAACATATCCGGTTGTCGTGATATTACCGCTGGAATCAATATCCAGATTAGTAGTTACCGCACCTGTTCCGGCGGTCTTCGTGATTTGCTCGAAGCCACCCTCGGACCGAACGGGTCCATTAAAAGTTGTATTAGCCATATCTTTCTCCTGTCGTGGCTAGTGTCAGACACAAATATGCGCCTGTCAGGAAAAAGGAAAGCGACTTACCTTAAATTAATAAGCCGCCTTCCTTCCATTACTTACGCTCCTGGTGAAGCATAAATTCCAAGTGGATCACTTACCCCGAAAGAGTAACGCTCGCGCGCTTTGTAACGCACATTACCCGTATCGAAGTCACCATCCATTGAAGTTTCCAGCGGAGTACGCTCGAAATGTCTCAAGCCATTTGGCACATCAGTAATGATGTAGAAGGCATCTGAGTCAGTCAAATAATGATTGACTGAGTATCCTTCTGGAACGATACCCATGCTACGGATAGCATTGATGTCGTTATCCGCCGTAGCAACTCTTTGATCTGACTCAAGAAGCCGCGTAGCAATAAACATTCCAGCAGGTGGAACT